GTAATGAAGATGCTACATCTTCTATTTTTGGTTTTTGTTTTTTAGGTGCTTGTTTTTCATAAACATTACCACTTTTATCAATAGTCATTATTGCATCTGTAGTTTGTTTTTGTTTTTTCTTCATTTAATCACCACCTATGCCACTCTATAGTCTTTTCCATTTTTAGTTTTCATCCATAATTGAGATACAACATTTCCTTTTTTGTCTTTTACTTGTTTTACGTATCTTTGACCTACTTTAGCAGCTTTTTGTACTGCTGCATTTTGGCTTCCTAAATTTCCTTTTATTGCATTTGCTGTTGATTTAGCAGCACTTGTTAGTTTACTTGCTACACTATTATTGCTTGTTGTAGGGGTATCATTGAAAGTAACTTGTGAACTACTTCCACCACCATATCTGCCACGTCCAGAGCTCCCACCAGAACTAGACCTTCTACCTCCTGAGCTAAAACCCCTCAAACTGTCCTTACGATTTTGATTGTATTGTCTAACACTTTCATTAAATTGTTTAAGTGCCATCTTGTTTTCCCAATCTTGTTGTTGTTGTTTCAATAGGTTTTGAATGTAATTTGCTTCTATTGTTGCATTTGCACTAGCAAGTCCACTTGAATATGCGTTTTGTGCATCAGTTCTTCTTCTTGCTATGTCTGCAAGTGCTGCGTTTTCAGCTCCATATATATTATTCATACTTGTATTTAGGTTGTTGTTATATTGCATACTTGCTTGTGCACCTAATCCACTATTTGCTCTTCCTGTATTTGCTAAGTATTCTTGAAAGTTTCTAGCACTTAGTCTATTTTGTGCATTTGCTGTATTTCTTTGTGCTGCATAATTGGCTGCATTTTGTTGTTGTTCTGCTTGTAAATTACTTAGTGCTTGATTACGAGTATTTTGTAAGTCAGCAATTGCAGCATTCTTTTGTGCATTTTTTAAGTTATTTAATTGAGTTGTATAATTTGCCATTTTCTACCTCCTTAAATTGTTCCACGTATATAGTATTTAGCTCCACAATTTACATTTGTTTGACTTACGTATGCTCTGAACTCTGTTGTTAATGTTGAGCCACTAATTTCACTGTTATAAATAAATGTGCTTGATGCTCTTGCACTTTGTTCTTGATAGCCAATAAAATCTACTTCGCTAAATGTAAATGGTAGAGTTACATTTTGAGGTGCTCCATAAAATTGATTATTGCTTCTGCTTGTAATGTTTAAACCACTATATTGTATGAATTTAGTCATTTCTATTAATCCACTATTCCATTTTCTCCATTTCCAACCATCTGTTGTTCCTGTTTCTATAATGTAATCTGCTGCTTTTCCATTTACTTCGTTTATTGCACTTACTACATCAGTTTTAGTTGTAGTTTCTAAGTTTGTTAGTGTTCCTATATCACTACTTGTTGTTTCAAGTTTAGTATCTAATTCTTCTGTTAATGTATTGTTTATATAATTTTTTATATCAGTTCCTGCTTTATCAAATGTGTTTTTAAGTTCTGTTGAACTTAATGGTGTAGCACCTTCGTTTGGGTTGTCATCTAATCCAATAATATTTGCTACATTAGCAGTCAATTTAGTTAATGCCATTTTCCTACCTCCTATTTACTATATCCAAAACTATCTACTTGTAATACTAGATTTAAGATAGTACAAGCAGAGTTTTCTTCATTTCGTATTGTTAATTTTAAATTGGTGAATTTCTTTGCTTTTAATTTCAATCTAAATGGTTGTGGATTGATTGATGCTGTAAAATGCCAATCTCCAAAGTGAACTTCATCAAACCATTGTTTCTTATATTCGATATGTTTTGTTATTTGTGATTCTGCTCTATTTGATATAAATGATACTTCTGCACTTGCCCAGTTACTAGGTTGCATTTGTACCCATAATCTTGTCATTGTTTTTCTTAAATATGGTACTCCAAAGTCTGCAAAGTTCATCTCCCAATAAGCATGTATTGTTTCTCCATCATAAGTATTGAAGTTTCTACTGAATTTTACAACTTTACCATCCGTTGTACTCATATATACATTCCCATTTAAAGACACTATATTAGCCATTGATACTGGGAATCGTAGTCTTGAGTATGTCTTATTTACATAGTTATAAATCCACGCCCTATTGCCATATATGAGCCATAATTGGTTATATTCTTGTAGGTCTAGTGTTTTGATTCCACTTATTGATATTCCATCTAGGTCTTTCTTGATTTTTGCACTTATATTCTCTGCATTTTTCTCATCTCTTACATTTGTTGCTTTCCACATTATTATTCCTGAATCTTCAAATGTAACTGGATAATTCATTAATACTCTTCCTTGCCCCATAGCAATATTTCCGTGTGCTTCATTTAAAGGTAATGTTTTAACACTTGGTACATATCTTGTTGTTGTACCTCCACCACCTAATGTTACTTGTAATTGTTCTGTTGATAATGTTAAGTAATATGCTTCAGGTTTATTTGTAGTAGCAATTAATCTATCGTATTGTCTTGTTAAGTCTGTTACTGCAAAGTTAGATGGTCCAATATCAGCTTGTGCTGTTGCTGGGAAGTATTCTACACTTGGTACTGCTATATCTCCATCAAATGCAGTTCCACTAAAGTAAACTCTATTTTGACAGTTTGGATTTCCATATAAGAATACTCTTGTATCTACATCTCCACCAAAGACAGTTCCAAATCTCATTCCTTCGATTATGTCTCTATCTCCATCATCTTTGCTCCAACATATTTCTACATTGTCATATCCTTGTGGTGGTGCTGTGTTTATTGTTACTATTCCTGTTGTTGTATTTACTGTATAATCAGATGTTTGTGTTCCACCAACTTTTACAAATTCTATTGAAGTTATATTATCTTGTGCTATCTTAAAAGTTTTTGTTGTGCCATCTCCATTAAAAGATTGCCTTTTCTTTGGTGTTAGCATATTGATTTCATCATATATTGTTCCACCACCGTTATTCCCTGCTGGTGTATTTATAAATACAAGTGGAGTATATCCTTCAACTTCACCAAAGTTTGTTCCATCCCATTTATAGTAACCACCACTTAGTATGTAGATTTTATTATCAAACTCAAAAAAAGAAGCATCAGTATCAGTAATGCTTCCTATCTCAGTTGCAGTTATATTATCCCAATTCTCTTCATCATCTAATTGACTTTGTAAGAATGAATATAATTTACCTCCTGCAGCTACTAATAAATATTGCGTGTTTCCTATCTTTGTTGAAAACATCCCTTTTACTGGTGCTTCAAAGTCGTGAAATGTTTTATATCCGTGTGCTTTTCTTAACTTATAATCATCAGTTATATAGAAATTAGTCATGTTTCCTGATTCACCTAATGCTATTTGTGTATCTCCAGTATCGCTTAAATTTAAACCCAAAAACTTTGTTATTGTTGTTGGTTGTACTGATTTGTTTTCTTGAATTACTGCCATAATACACCTCCTAATAATTTAATGTTGAATCATAAACATCTCTTCTTGTTTCAGGTTGTCTTGGTTTTGGTTTTAAGAACATACCTTTCATTTCTTCATATCTTTGTTCAAAGAAGTTTGCTAGTGCTTTATCTTCTACTATCATTAAGTTTGCAGCTAATCCATTTGATAGTAATGTTGCTGCTTTTATTGTGTCTATTTGTAATGGCTGTTCTAAGTCTTCTATTGGTACTGGTTGTATTTGCTCGTTTTTATCTCTATAACGATTTTCTATACCAATTATTTCTGCTTGTAACATTGTTAAGATAGATGGTGCTTTTGCTTTATATTCTGCTGTTGTTGTTGGGTCTAACTCTCCTGTTGTTGACATTTCATCTATCATAGCCATTGTCATTCTAAAAATATCTTCTGCTAACATTTTCTACCTCCTCTTATCTCCTCATATAAGTAGAGGGGTGAATCTCTACTTATATCAAGAGATAAACTCTTGATAAGTTTTTATTTCTTTTTGGTTTAACTATGAAGTAAAGTGAGCAAAGATTCCATCTTTTTTAGCATTTAATACGAAAGCATCATAGTAAACTCTACCTTCAACTAAGTTTCCACTTATGAAAGGTGGATTTACATGAATTTTGTAATCTGCTAATTTTTCAGCTTTAACTGTTACTGATGGGTGAGTAATTATAAATTGGCATCCTGTTGGTAGATAACTATCAGGTACTTTTACAATTTTAACTCCATCTAATTCTCCAACTAAACCATTGATTTTCATCTTTTGTCCCATTTCACTTGCTAATACAAATGCACTATCTTGTTTTAGTAATGCTAATGTAGAAGCATTAACTGCTGCAATTCTTCCTGCTGATGGTACTAAAGCATTGTCTAATGCAGTTTGTCCTGCTAAGAATTTTTCATAAGCATTTGTTTTGCTTAATGCACCAGTTCCTCTTTGAGTTCCTGTTGCTGCTGTAGCAATTTTGTTAAATGTATATTTATCTTGAGTTGGTACAATAACTTCATCAATTTCACGTCTTAATGCTTTTCCTGCATCTCTTACGTTCATTGAATCCATCTTGTCACCTTTATCAATGATGAATGTAAATGATTTATCTTGAGTAACTGTTAATGGTTGAACAGCATCTTGTAAATCATTTAATTGACCATAACGAGAAATTCCATCGTTTCCTGCTGGAGTTGTGTTAGGGTCAGTTCCTTCTGCTCCTACTTGATATACCTTTCCATTTCTATTGTAATCATATAGAGGTACTGTTGGTATTGAGTAAACATTGATTGTTTTAACTCCATCCCAATCATAATCTCTATTTGTAAATCCTGTTGCTAATGATTGTAATTTAAATCTTTCAGCAACTTTGCTTGAATATTTTTCAGCTAAATGTATACTTTCTGCCATTTTTTATCATTCCTTCCTTTTTTAGTATTCTGCTTCATAAAACCCTTCTAAGAATGGGTCTTTTGTATGATTTTCTTGAGTAGTTCCTGTTTCAGTAACTCCTCCTACTGTTGATGCACTATTCTCTTCATTTTGTTTTGCTACTTTTAATTGGTTTTCCAAGTCTTTCAACTTGTACTTCATATAAGCAGAACTTAAATCAGAATTAACTGCATCTTCGAAAACTTCCTTAGGTATGTCTTCAGGATTAACATCTGGGAAGTTTGTTAAGAAGTCTTGATATTCTTTATCTTCAGCTTCTTTCTTCTTTGATGCTTCTTCCTTTGCCTTTAGTTCGTTTTCTTTTGCTTGTAATTGTTTACGCAACTCTGCTGTTGCAATTACTTCTTTAGCAAGGTCTTCAGGTACTCCGTTTTCTACCATTTCAGCAAGTCTTTCTTTTTCTCTTTCTTCTTTTTGTTTTTTTTCATAATCTTCAACTTGGTCCATGTATTCGTCAACAGTGATACCTAGTTCATCAGCTTTATTTCTGATGTATGTTTCTGCCTTACTATTTTGTAGATTTTCTAGTTTCTCTTGTATCTTGTCGTAATTTAATCCTTTTTGGTACCCATTGATTAAATCTTCTAAACTTTCGATAGATACATTCTCTTTGTTATACTTAACTTTCTTTGAAAGTTCTTCTAACAAAGGTTTAAAATCTACTTTCTCATCTTCTGAATTATCTTCCTGAGTTTCACTTGGTTCGCTATCCTCATTTGTTTCTTCTTCTGATGATTCGCCTTCTTCTGATATAACTTCATTATCAATATCATTGAAGAAGTCATCGTCTGATTCCATTGTTTCAGTTGGTATACTTTCTACAACTTTCTCATCTTCCATTTAAAAATTCCTCCTTTGCCTATGGTTGGGCAAGTGCCATTTATTAGCACCATTATAGATAGAACTTTGAATATATTTAATTCTACCTATAATGCTACCAATAAGGTAGCACTTGAAAGGAGTCCCATAATACTTGAAAATAATTATGCTGCTAGTGCTCTTTATAAGCACCTTACTAACTGATATACGGAGAGTGACGAACATATATCAATTAGTAAGCTACCTATAAGGTAGCCAAATGTGAGGACGTTAATATAAAGCATCGTGCCAACCCTCCAACAGCATTAATGATGCTTTCCTGTTCCCATCTATTCTCCCGATATTTTTAATCTAGTTCCTCTGCTAGTTTTTTCATTTCTTTGCTACGTTTTTTTAATTCTTTAATCATAGCTTGTTTTATTTTTTCGTCTTCGATTGCTTTTTTATATCTTGTAAATGCTGATATTGCTTCTTCAACTTTCCATTTCATTTCTTCTTTTTCTTTCATGCTTGTCTGCCTCCTCCTATTTCTTGTAGGTCTTGCATTTTCTTAACTGCATCTCTTCCTACTTCTGTTTGTGGTTGCATCATTTCCATAAATCCTGCTTCTCCATCTTGTAATGTTCCTGATAGTTCTTCAGGAGTTGGTAATGGATTTTCCATATCACTCATTTGTGCCATTCCTTGTTGTCCATTATCTAATGCTCCCATCATCTCTAATACTCTTTGTTCCATTTGTTCTGGATTTAGTTGTAATAAGTTTGCTCTTACTTCAGGTGGTAGTGTATCCATGAATTGACCCATTAAGTTATAGATTGCTTGTTTATATATGTCATTTTGTTCTATAGAGTTAATTAATTCTTGTTTTTGTGGGATTATTTCATCAGGTATTCTTCTCAAGTATTCAACAAACTCTATCATTCCATTATTTAATAAGTTATCTAATGTTTGAACACTTGCTACTTCACTGAAGTATGAAGCATTTCCTACATCAGTCTTAACATGTAACCACATGTCTTTTAATTCACCAAAGTCAAACATTTCAACTGTTCTTTCATTGTTTGGTCCTTGTACTACTACAGGTCTTAATCCATAGTAAGATGCCATCATATCAACAATGATTTTTCCTGAATCTTCTACAAATTCATAGAAAGCAGCTTTTACATTCTCTAATGGTACTGCTGCACTCTTTTGTATTGCTATTATTGCAGTTGCATTATTCATTGTTACATTTCCTAAAGAAGCATCTCCTACTCCTAAAGTCTCTTTTGTATATTGCATAGCTAGTTCAATAGCATTCATTATTTGGCTTGACATTGTTGCAGGTTCTAAATATCCTGCTATATTACGAATTGAATCACCTTGTAAGTTTGTTACAGGTATTTGTGCTCCTATTTCATTAGTCCATCCTTCAATTCTATCTGCATCATACACTGCAGTTGGGAACGCAGTTAGCATTAAATGGTAAATTACCATAGCAAACATCTTATTGATGGCTATTTGGTTAGGAATTATACCAGTTGTTTCTGCTCTTCCGTGGTATGTTCCTTTAACTTCTTCCCAGTTATTGAAAGCTATTGGATAACAACTTAGTTTTGTATCTTTATTTTTGTAAATATACGCTTCTTTTGTACATTTATTTGCGTAAATCTTACCGTTTTTCTTGTAATATTTGATTATATATAGTGCTTTTTCGTATCCTTTTGCCGAATTTTCAACCTTACCGTTGTCACCCATTTGATAATTTGTCTCAGAATCTCCTCTAATCTTATCTGAATCGCCTGATTTATTCTTTTTTGCTTCCTCTTCTAAATTCTTGACCAAATCCCTACCAATTATGATGATATACGGTTGTTTATCAACTTGACGTGTATTTGGGTTACCGAACATAACATTCGTAGAATCAATGATTTCTGCCTTAATTGTGCCCTTTACATTTGGCATGTATTTTTTATATGGTTGTTCATCCATATCAAAATAAAAGTGCATACACCAATCACCAGTATCGAATCCATCTGATAGTAATGTACGGCTTTTTGCATCAAAATTTATGTCTTCTAGGATGTTTTTTATCTCTGCATTGGCTAAATCTGCTTGTTTTACCTTATGTTGCATATTTATATCTTCAGATTGTGGTCTATATTCCATTGGAGTAATCTGAATTGAGATGTTATCTGCCTTTAATGATGCAATTTTAAACTGTTTAACTCTCTTTATGATGTTAAAAACAGGTTTAGGTAGCCCATCTGCTAGTACATTTCTCCATTGGTCTCCACTTGCAAAAGCAATATTTGTGTCTAATACGTCATAATAGTTCCTATCAGCACCATAAACTTGTTGATTATACTCTATTCCTGCTTCATAAAGTTCCCAATCTTTAGTTTTATCCACTTATTTCACTTCCTTTTCATAGCTGTTTGCTCATCATATTCCATTAAGTTGTTAAATGATGTCTTTATTGCTTCCATTTTTCGCTTTTCTTGCTCATTTAGCTTTACTTCTGGCTTTTTTTCTAGTTTTTGTATCTTTTTACTATTCATTACTTCGATAACAAGTATCAATGCAATGACTATTAATAAAAATATCTCCATATCTAACCTCCATATTTCATGTAATCTCTTGTGGCATGTGCTCCTGCTATGCCTAAAATACCTAATCTTCTTCTCTCACGCTTAGATTGTTCGTATAAAAACTCTTCTTCACTCATTATTCGAGTGGCTTTTGTCCTCTCTATACAGAATCCTCTTATTGCATCTGGTGCATGTGTTAGTTCGTGTGGCGTCTTAGCACAATCATTTGGGTTCTTTTCATCTCTTTGTATTACTGGTAATGTCCTGATTAGGTTTCTACATGTATTAAAAAAGCGAAGTTTGCTCATTCGCATCTCCTCGCCTGTTTGTTCATCTTTCATTGTATAAATTTTTAGGTGTTCTTGTACTGAATACCACCCTAGAACACGATTATTTGAACTTCTCGTGATGATAACCCCATTTTCACGGAATATATCATAAGCATTCTTTCCTGTATCGTTTCTACGGTTCCACAAATCTGGTGGACCATAGGTATAACGGATTTTTTCATCTCCTGTCATCTCTACTATTTTCTTAGCTGCTTCACTGATTATTAGGTCATTCTCATACAATTCCCTATAACAATACTCTCTTCCATCTGGTGCTATTGCTATCCAATAACACGCTAACATATCTAGTCCATAGTCTAATGTCCTATATCGGTCCCATTCCTTAGGAATATCAAATGGTTCGATAACATGTACACTACGGTCGAAATCTTTGAAGTATTGTCCATCAAATATGTCCCAATTACCTTCTTTTAGTGCCTTACGCTCCTTCTCAGGCAAAGCATCTAAACGCTTAACGTATTCTGGGTCACTTTTCATCAAAAACTTATTATCTGTTACGAAACTTGGTATAAACAAACGTGTTGTCATCTCTCCAGTTTCTAATCGACATTCATGGATTTGTCCACTTGGTCCTATATCTACAAATCTTTCCTTTACCCATACATGTCCTACTCCTCCTGGGTTTGTAGAACTTTTTATTCTTTTTGGATACCCATTCGCTCCACGGCATCGAGAAATCATATATGTATACATGTATTCAGTAAAATGTGTCAACTCATCAAATCTGATGACATCATATTCTGCTGATTGATACTGATACACGTCATTTTCATTATCTATATACCCAAAATCTATAATAGACCCATTATCAAAGGTCCATACGTGTTTTGAGTTGTTATATGATGCTATCTTCCTTGGATATAGCTCTAATGATGTACGAATGATAGACCTCTCTAAATCAGGGAATGTCCTACGGAAGATTATCTGTTTAGACTTTTCGTACTGTAAAGCATACACCAAAGCATCAACAAGTTGTCCATAGGATTTTCCTCCTCCTGCTGCTCCTCCAAATAAAGTCTCAAATGCTTCACTCTCCATAAAGAGAGCTTGTTTCTCTGTTATACTTATATCTAAATTCAGATTCACCACTCCCTTTGTCTATATTTCCACTGTATTAGCGTCTTTCCTTTCGAATTTTTATCGTTTTTGTGCATCTTCTCAAATTCCTTTAGAAGATACTCTACTATATCCCTTTGCTCACTTGTTGGTTCATATCCTTGCTCATTTACATATTTCAACACCTTATTTATCGCATTATATGTCTCTATATCCTTACACTCAATCAGATGAAGGTATTGATGTGCCACTGGCATTAGTAAAGCTATGTTTCCTTGCTCCAATTTCCCTCCATCTTCTTTCTTCACAATATGATGTGCTGTTACATCCTTCCTTACCAATCGGTAATTCATCCAGTCTAGTCCACTTAAAGGTCGGTATATCTTTATCATCTCTCTTGTTATTTTCTTCAGGGTAACACCACCTTTTTTATCCAAAATAAAAACACCCATGCCCACTTTGACTGGGGGGATGCTCTTTTGTTCGTTAGTTTTGTGTGAGTGCATATATATATACTATAGAAAAATTTTGTGAACCTAATTTTAGCATACCACTGTACACCGGGGGAGGTTGACACTACCTTGTACACCTCTATAGGTTGTCGCCCTCGCTCCTCGCTCAACTGTTCCACGTGTGCCGTGCTTCCTATAACATACATTATGTAAACTAAGTAATCAAACGTATGTTTTAATTACTACTTTTCCACCTTTATATTTATTGAGATTGCGTTATTAGAAGTGCTTAAATTGTTCTCAAGTCGGTTCTTATCATATAATATACCTATTGTAGTAGTTAGGTCTTTAATGTTTGCATCGCCTTCTTGTATCTTTTCATTTAACTGGTTTATTGCTTTGTCTATAATTATTGTAGTTTTTTTTGTAAAGTTTTGTTTGCATTCAGTTATATAATTATCAATCTCATTTTTATACTTTTTATTCTTTAAAATATCATATAAAGTAGTTCTACTTATATTATACTTGTTTAATATATATTCTATATTCTTTTTATTCTTGTTTAGATAGTATTCTAGTATTATTGTTTTCTTGTCTTCTTCTGATAGCTTGTAATTGTGTTTTGTACTCTTAACTATCTCCTGTTTGGTTGTTATTTCTTTTTTCATGGTTTCACCCTCTTAATAGATATTATATCTATATATTAGTATTATATCATATCTTTATTGGTAAATGTCGGTAAACTTAACAGTTTTTTTATATCCTTTTTTCTTTTATATATCAACACTTTTAGAAGATTTTACAAACTTTTTTTAATTTTTTTAAAAAATATTATTGACAACCTAGATTATATATAGTATAATGAAGGTGTCAGTTGAGAAAAGGCGACATTTCAATACATGACATATACAACTATATTTTATCAATTATTAGTTAGCGAAGTACTACCCTATACGGCAGTTGTAATCGCTCCGGTGGTTATGGTTGTGGCAGTCCCTGGATTGTGTGAGAAGTTAACAAAAAAAATAGTTGACAACCTAGATTATATATGTTATAATGAAATTGTCAGTTAGAAAAGGACTGATTTTAAACAAACTTAAATTGACAACCTAGATTATAAAAAGACAAATATATATTATCAAAAAATAGGTTATTACGTGAGTATTTTACCATAACTAACTCTGAAGTATGGGAAGAAAAAGAGACTTAAAAAAAGTGGTTATGGACTAAAAGAATAATATATCATAGACCGGTTCTAACTATATGGGATAATGAGAAATAATGTTAGGCGAAGTGTCGATAGCAAGGCACAATAAACGGCGAACTACTTTTTAGTAGTTTAAAATCTATTAATTTAATAGGTTTTAAAGTGCTAAAAATAGCACGGAAGGAAGGAAGAAAAAAATGAAAGAAAAAATGTATAAAATCTACTATGGAGACGGACAAGAAGACTATATCAGAAGATATTTAAAACAAGAAGAAATAATTGATGGAAGATTAAGCGAAAGCAAGGCATTTGATATTTTTTATGCTGATATGATTATGTGTAATGAATATCTAAAAAATAATTATGAAGAGCTTGATTATCTAGTTAATGGATATGACGAAGAAGAAGATTATTATGTGGACGAGTACCAAGTTTTTATAATTAATCCTTGGTATGACGAAGAAATAACAATAAAAGCGACTGAAAAAATGGGAAATACATTATATTATGACAATAAAAATGAATTATACATAACAGGAATAACTGATTTAGGCACTTCAAGAACAATAGTTCCTACTGATTTAAAAGTTGAGGAGGTGAACGATTAAAAATGAAAGTAAATAATAAAATATTAAACGAGTTTTTAAACATTATGGAAGATTATAACGAGTTTGTTTTTGGTTCAGAAGAAGAGATAAAAAAACAATTAGAATTATGTTTAAATACACAAGGATATTGGAGTGGTTGCTCCATAAGAGTTTATTATGATAATAATGAGTTTAGAATTGAAAGGAGATTTTAAAATGGAATTAGTGACTAAATATACTGAAAAATATAATAAAGAACACGAAGGAATTGAATTGTATTTTACTTCAATCCCTACTAAAAAAGAGAGACAAGAATTAAAGGATAATAAGTTTAGGTGGCATAGTGTTAAAAAATGTTGGTATAAATGGCAACCTAAAGAAGATAAAAAAGAAGTAAAAACTGATATACAAGTAATGAAACTAGATACAATTTATAATGATTTAGTAGATGCAATGAATGACGATATGAATGTAATGAAGTTTTTAAAACTAAAAGATAAATTAGAACAAAAAATAAGAGAAGAAACTTGCTATAAAACAACTTCAAAAACAAGAGTAAACGCAATAAAAAGAGTAGCTAGTAAAGACAATATAAGACCAGTTTTACAAGGTTATGGGATATGTGGAGATTATAAATGTGTTACTGACAGTTATCATGCAATAATGATACACGAAGAAAATATGCCTTTAAAATTAGTGCCTAGTAATAAAGAAGAAATGGAAAAAGTAGGAAAAGAAAATTGTATAAATGGTACTTATCCTGATTTTAAGAACTTAATACCAGATTATACAAGTGAAGAGTATGAAAAAACAAAAATTGATTTTAATGATATAGCACAATTCTATAAATTACATAAAAAGAACTCAAAAGAAGAAACTTATGAGATTAATGGAGTACACGTAGATATTAATTATCTAAAAAATGTAATTGACGTGCTTGGAGAAACTACTGAAATGTATGTTCCTAAAAAAGATTATAAACCTGTTGTGTTAGTAAATAAAGATAATGAAAAAGGTATTGTATTACCTATAAAGAAATATTAGGAGGAGTGATTAAAATGAAAGATATTAAGGATATACAAGTAATAGAAAACAATTATGATAATTTAGGAATATTAAAAGTAGTTAAATACTTACTTGGAGTTGTTATTAACGATATTGAATATATGAACGATAGAAGTGATTGGAATAATGACGAAATAGAAGATTTAGATTTAGGAAATAATACAAAAATAAATAAAGAAGATTTAGGAAGTATTTATAGTTTTATAGATACATTATACTTCATTAATGAATATAATAAGGAGAGTGAGTAATATGAAACAATTTTTATTAGTAGATTTGAACTCTGATTATTCAGAGTTAATGGATTATAAAGGATTAAAGGATTTATTAATTGAAACAATACAAGAAGACTTATTAATGAATAATGGAGAATATGATATTGCAAAAAATTGTTCTGATAAGTTAATTAAAATAGCAAAAGATTATTCTAGTGAACCATGGATTAAAAATGAATTGTTAAGTTATAGTTATAAAGTTATAGATTTATTAGATTTACAAAGAGATTTAGAAGATTTAAAACAACACTTTGAAAAAGATTATTTTACTAATGCTTTTTCTGAAGTAATAAATAAAATTAATAATGAGGTGAATAAAGAATGAAAAAAGAAGAGTTTATAAAATTATACGAAGATTTAACTTGGAGTAAAGTAAATGATTTATATATGTATAGTTGTTTAGTAACAAGTGGTTTTGATAAAGATAAAGCATACGATTTAATATCATTACTAGACGATTTATGGATAAAGGACGAAAGTAATACAAGTATATCTACAATCAGTGATGCCTTGTATGAAAATTATGATTATTTAGATATAGATAATATGAGTACAAGAGAAATATTAGTGGAATTATATTAAAGGAGAGTGAGTAATTATGTTTAAAGAAAAAAGAGACGGTTTATGTTATGTTGGTTCTAATAATAAAGAATATGAATTATTTGAAGGTATGACTTCTAATGATTATAAAAGTGATATTGTGTTTATTATGGATAGAAATGATACTAATGATGGGATTAATCCTGGAGTTGTAATTGACTTTGTTTATGGTGGGTTCAGACATTTAGATATGGACTATATAAAAGAAACAATAGAAAAATATATTGAAGATAAAGAAATTGAGGTGTTATAAATGAATGATTATGAAACTATGTTCTGGTATATAAACGAAGAAAAGAAAGCTCCACTTGGAGCAGATAGATATTATCCACTTATGAAAATGATAATGATAAAAAATAATTATATGGATAAAGAGTATATAGAATATAATGGTATGTTGTTTTTTAATTATGTTATAGCCAAAACCTGTAATGATTTAAGTTCATGGAAACAATATTATCACCAAACATTACTTGTTTTAGGTACATTTGATAAGTTATACAATGAAGATAAAGAAAAAGCTATGAATATGAATACAGACAATTTTATAAAGTTATTAAAGGAGGAAGATTCAGGTGATAAACAAGATTAAAGATTATATTGAAAAAATAGAACAATTAGGAGCAGATAGTAGATATGAAGTACATTATGAGAATTATGAAAAGTTAAGAGTTTTATTAGAAAGTATAGAATGGTATTCAAATAAAGCACAAAAGATATTAGATAAATTAGAAAAGGAGAACAAATAATGTTTAGTGTATTATGTAATGGAAGATTATTATGTATCTCTCCTACTTATAGAGGTGCAGAGAAATATATAAAGAAATTAAAAAAACAAGGAATATATAATTATGAAATTATTGAGGAGGAATTAGAAATATGAATATTTGGGAAAAATTAATTGAAAATTATAATTTAGTAGATGTAAAAGACTGTAATGACGGAGAAAAATACTTTACTATAGCTTTAAATAAAAAGCATAGGATTGGAGAGTTTCAAGATGCTATTTTAAAAGCTCATGATAATCACGAAGAAGAAATATACCAATATGGTAACGATTGGGAATATATAGAACAAGATTTAGATAATTTTGATTACTTTACAATAAGTGAAGGTGATTATTATGTTGTATATTGACAATGTAAGTTGTTTTTTATATAATTATCGAAAGGAGTGATAAAGAAATGCCTAGATTATCAGAACAAGCTAGAAGAAATAAAGTTGCTTATAATGTAAAAAGAAATAGAGAACTTTATAAACAATTTAATGTTAGGATATTGAATGAAGATTATGATAAACTAATGGAACTATTAGAAGAAAAAAAATTAAATAAAGCTCAATTTATACGTTGGGCTTGTGAAGAATTAAAAAAAAGGAGTGATTAATATGACTATTGATGAATTAAAAGAAAAAGTAATAAATAATGAATTAGAAAAAGGTTTGTTTACTTCAGATGATAGAATTGTAGAAGTTTTTGACAATGGTTTTTCAATAAAGACTTTACAAGATAATGGTTGGTTCAAAACAAACATTTATGAGTTTGACGGAGGATTATGGTCTGAAAGTGAAACTTATGATAAATAAAAAAGACTAATTATAGTCCTTTTTTTCTACCTTCGATAGCTAAATTATACCAATTTCTTGCAGATTTTTCACTGCAATACACTTTATCGGCTATTTCTTGCCAATATAAGTGTCTTTTTTTACCGGAATTATCAATAATAAAGTCCTTTTCTCTTAAAAATACAACTGCCTTTATGGTCTCACCGTATTTAGCTAATCGGTCTATTTCTTTGTCTTTTAGATTGTTTAAATCCTTTATTTTGTCTTTAATGTACTGAATTGTTACTTCTAATTGTTGTTGATTCTCTAATTCTACATATTTTAGGAGATTATTGGATATTTTACCACCATCAACCACTATTTTGTCGAATTTTGTTGCTTGTGGTGTTACTAATGACCTCAGAGCTAGTAATCTATTCTCATAAAACTCTAAATCGTTCTCTAATTTTTCTAATTCTTTGTAAATAGTCTCTAATGTCATTGTTTATCCCTCATTTTATATGTTTTATATCTTTTTTTATCTCTAAATATGAAGAATTTAAAAATATCTCTTTCTTTTCTAAATTTATAGGCGTCTTGCATAAATTCACATGTTTTATCAAATATAAACGTGGGTTCTTTTATGTACCCTTTTTTTGTTTCTATAATATAATACATTTTATTCTCCTCTATACTTCTTCAACCTCTACCCCATACTTGTATTCAAATAGTTTCTTTTTTAATCTATAAACGTCTGTTTTAAAGCCCTTTGTATCGACAATGTGTAATTTACCATCCTTTGTTGTAATGTACGTAAAATCAGCTATATAAGTGGTTTTTCGTACTGTTTTGTTGTTTATTTTATATTTTGG